CCTTTTTGATGGTGCAAACAAAGCAAGGTGATATACTGACCTCGTTCCTCCATTGTCAAATCCGCAACGCCGGAAATGAAATCATTCGAGTAAAATAAAAAAGCAGGCGATTTCATTTTTGAAAATTTGAAGCGTACAAAAATTCATCGAAACTTTTATGGATACTTATTACGCCTTTATTTTCTAACATTGTTAAAATCGAAATCATTTTAGAATAATCCATTTGAAAAACTTTACAAATAGTTTCAAAATCAAAATGCCTAAAAATCAAATCGCCACTATTATTATTTTCGGGCTGATTATCATGAATAATCGAAAAAAAAACCAATTCTTCAGGCGTTAAATCATTTTCAAACGCCTTCAGTAAATCCATTTGCATTTTATAACTTCTCATAATCTTTTAAATAAAAAACCCCGAAAAAGGTAGGACAAGTACCGATTTCAGGGTTAGGTGTTCAAATTCTATGAACAAATTTTTGCTACATTTTCTTGTCCAAAATGTTCCGATTAGAAATCGAAAAGCAGAATACAAAAATAAATAACTTTAATCAAAAACCAAAACAATCTTTCCTTTTTCACCCCAAATTTTACGAGCATGAAGCGTATGAACAAACGAATCGTCCTTACCGAAACAATCCATAAAACCTTTGATAAGGTTATCAATATCAGGCTTTTGCGTGTGGAATTGTCCAATTCGCTCGGCTCTTTTTTTGCCCGTAATACCATCCGCTACAGGCAGTACAAAAATTATTTTCAAAACCTGCTCTAATTCGTATCCGTTTTTTTTGCATAGCCAACGCAATGCCGTCTTATATTGTTCATACTCAATACTTTTAGGCAAGTATTTTGACTTCTGAGTAGTCCTGAGTGCAGGACGGGGTGTAATATCTAATTCGATTTTATTCATCCCCAAAATTACTAATTTCACCCCGATTCGTATTTTCTGCCCCGATGCACGTGAATTCTTGGTCGGGTATTTTTTTCGTATATTTGTGGCATGGCGAAACCGACCAAAATAGGACTAATTACGGATGAGGTCTTTGATTTTATTATCGAGGGGCAAACTTATCGGTGGATTGCCGACTATTTTAAGGTAAAATTGAGTACATTGGCTGACTATCTATCGAAGCCCGAACGTTCCGCACGTGTACAGATTTGTCTAATAATTTCGGGTGATACTTGTGCTGATAATGCCCAACGAGCGTATGAGGCAATTTCTGACAATGCGCAAAACGGGGAGATTGCCCGCCAAAGAGAATTAGGTCAATATTGGAAATGGAAGGCGGCTAAACGAGCCCCGAAAAAATACGGTGACCGTATCGAAATTGATTCAGACCAACCGGTACAACCCACCCCTATCATCAACGTTACCCTCACAGCCGATGCGGTTGCGAAGGCGAAGAATATAAGTAAATCAAAGAGTAAATAATCATGACAAAAACACTCGACACCGACATAATCCAAGCCTTATCAGCCCGATGCACGGACGAAATGTATGCATCGAATTTCTACCGTTCCGCATCCGCATGGGCACGAGATAAGGGTTTGGATAATTTGGCTAAGTATTTTGCCGAAGAATCAAACACTGAGCAAATCCACCTGTCTGAATTGATGGATTACTTGGCGGATTGGAACGCACCAACTATCCTTGAATTGCCTGCTAAATGCGAACTCGGAACGACTTTGCCCGAGATACTGCAATATGCGTACGACATGGAATTGAAGTTGGGCGACGCGTATAATAACATGAGACGGGCGATATTGGCTACTGACCTATTTACATATGACTTTTTATCGATTTATACATCACGCCAAAACGAGGCTATCATTGAGTATAACAACTTAATCAAGCAACGTGAACAATCCCCTTCCGATTTGTGGTTTGACAAATTTTGCCTGAGCTAAACGAAGCTCAACAAATTGCCTACATTCTCAGCCATATCGAGGATGTAAAAGAGGTGCATATGGTTACGGGCGTGGGCGTGGGTAAGACCTACACACTTGGCGTATGGATGATTCCATTCTTGTCTATCCGAGGTTCACTCGGATTGGTCTGCGCCCCGACCGTACCGATGTTAAGGAATGCCACATTGCCCGGTATCATATCCGCGTGGGAAGACTTCGGAATAATACAAGACCGAGATTATGTAATCAATAAGAGATTCAAAGGCGTTCAAGCATATAGCGGTATAGGCTCGGATAATGTTATTACATTTCGTTGGGGAAGTTATGTAGTATTAACGAGCATGGAGAATTACAACACCGTCAACGGTTCTCAATGGGATTATATCGCGGGCGATGAGGAACGTGATTGGAGGCACTTCGAGGAAGCTATGGGCAAGATACGGGCGAGGCTAAGAGGAAAATTATTCAACAAACTTGGTCTAAAAAATAAATATCTCGGTGCGACCACACCGCCCGACAATCCATTATATCACATCAAATTAAAAGATTCGCAAGAAACCAATCCGAATATAAGATTAGTAACGGCTACCTCGTATATGAATGCGCATAACCTGCCTGATGATTATATCAAGTCGCTCGAAGACACATACGACCCGATGACATTCAGGCGGGAGGTCATGGGCGAGTTAATTATTGCCAAAGGCAGTCAATGGTTGTACTGCCTTGATGAAGAATTGCACGTTGTTAAGGATATACCGGTCAACCCGAAAGAGCAAGTATATCTGTCATTTGACTTTAACGTATCGCCCTTAACTTGTATAGCATTTCAACACGTAACCAATTACAAGTTGCCCCCGAACCAATATAACCGCACGCAGATTCGGGCTATTCAGGAATTTAGATTAATCAATTCGGATGTTACTGCTATGGCTATGTCAATAAAGAAATGGCTACGTAATAACTTCGGCTCGGATAACACGGACCGGCTTGTTATCACAGGAGATGCGAGTGGAAACAATCGGACAAGCATAAGCGTGGGCGAGTCGAATTGGAACAGACTTGTAGGCGATTTGGGCGTGCATCCGAGTCAGTTGCGAATACTGACCGAGAACCCATCGCATACGGACAGCCTACAATTGACCAACTCAATTATGGCTAAGCACGGGGATATACTTATTTCCGAGCGAGGTTGTCCGCATTTATTGAGCGACCTGCGATTCGTTCAACGTGATGAAAATTACCACCCTGTGCCACCTGATGCGATGCACGGGCACTTATTAGACTGCTTTAGATACTACTTTTGGACATTCCATTATGATTTTTTACGAAAATTTGCTGAGCGAAGTCGAAATTTTCGTTAATTAGCGACCTAAACAGAAAAGAAAGAAATGAAATACGTAGCAAAAAACAGAACAGAAATTGAAGCGGTACAGGTACTGAAATGGGATTTTGACCTGCTCAAATCTATCCGCAACCTATCCGCAAGTGATACAGAGGTAAAATGGGTGCTACCATTCGCAGGGGATGGATTGGTGCTCGAAATAAATGGAGTGCTATTCGGGGCTAAATTAGGGGACTACATTTGGTTTCATGGTGGTAGTTACCATTGGATGAATGAGAAGGATTTTAAGGAGAATTGGGAGGGGAAAGAATCACTTACCGAAATATGAAACTAACCCGACACCAAGTCTCGGTTGTTTCGCATACAGAAACGCCTCAAAAAATATTCCGCTTCATGCACGAATTCTTTAATGTGCAATTCGCAGTAACACGAATCGAAGGTGGAATAAAGGTATTTCACCCCGAATTGGATTACACCGGCAAGATATATCCTGCCAATCCCAGACCGAAATTATCCTACCCAATCTATATGCCGGCGAATGGCTTCGAGGATGGTAGGTATTGGTTCAGTCAAGAATGCGAAGATTGGATTGAAATTTATCACGAAAATAAAGTGGAAATATGCGAATGATTAACGAATTATGGCACGGTCAGAAAACCTCTGAAATGATTGCTATTCCGCACGATTGGAAGCCAACACCGAGGCAGAATTGCGCTAATTTTGGCAGTATATTCTCGATTCCTGATGGCTTCAATTTCCCCGAAGGAATATTATTTATCTATCTCGATTCGGTTGAGGTAATTCCGGTCGGATTTAAATTGCCTTCGACATGCATATTTTGCGAAATGATGAACGTGACTGAGTTACCTGAAGGATTCGAATTTCCCGAAAGTTGTGTCGAGTATTATTTTAATGGTAAACAATTTTTAAAATAAAATGAGCATATCCAAAACCAATATTGTAACCACTGACGGCACTGAATGGTACACATTCGATGACCCAATGAGCCTGCCAATCGCCCGTGCATGGATGGCAAGTTCTGCCACACGCAGGTTGAAATTAGTTATGACCGTTGACGAACTAAACAAAATGTTAGTGCGGCAAGAACAATTTATGAATCAAGGATTAATCGTGGATGCAGCGCACATTAATAAGGTTATAGCGGAACGATTAACCAATTATGGCTATGAAGACGCTTATATCGAATATGCCTGTACCTGTACGGTTTGTCCTGCACTTGGCGAGAGCGAGAATAGTTGGGATGCGAATATTGCCAAACGAAAGGCGGAGATACTAATGAGCGAAGGGAACGAAGAGGCACGGTTTTTTTTTATCTTCATGGTAGCGAATATTTTATTCGATGTCAGTCAGTTTACGCAGGATTCTTTCCTTCAGCTTTTTCGGGAACAGAATCTGAGGTGGGTCGAGCAAAGTCAGAAGCTATATTCTTAATGACATTTGGTGCAGATTATTTGCGTGATTATTTCCGAGACCTAAACCAATTGCACCAACGCATTTGGGGCACGAGCGTAAACGATTTGCGAGCCGTTGATAATATGCTTGCCGAGGAATATTATGCCGTTGTGGATGCTTGGATTGCCAATAAGGATGCCGAAGCTAAGGCATACGAAGAGGCGCAAAAGAAATTCAAGGAAAAGTAGTATATTTGCACATAAACTAAGGGTTCGGACACCCTGATAAACCGCTAAATTTTGAATTAAGCGGTATGGTTTCAAATATAGTTTTCCAACTCACGGGCAATGCATCAGGGATTGTTGCTGCATCGAATACGGCAAGTGATGCGATAAAAAAGACCAATTCAGAAGTATCCAAACTCGATTCCGCCCTATCTAAAGTCGGTGCAGCCGCAGCCGCATATTTTTCTGTTCAGAGTGTTATTGCATTCGGCAAGGAGATTGTCGCAGTCGAGGTAAAATTGACATCATTACGCAACCGATTTGAGGGATTGACCGGTAGCGCAGAAGGCAGTATAAAAGAATTCGCACGCCTTCAAGCCTTGTCGGATAAGTTAGGGTTGTCGTTCACCGAAGTAGCCGATTCGTTCATGGATTTCGCCCAGTCGGCAAAATCTATGAACATCCCACTCAGCCAATCCCGTGCGATGTTCAACGACCTAACGAAAGCCATTGCAGGTGCGCATCTAAGCACTCAGCAACAAGGTCAGGCGATGTTGGCACTTACGCAGATGATGTCGAAAGGCAAGATACAGGCACAAGAATTGACTTTGCAGTTGGGGCAAGCACTCCCGGGAAGTATTGGCATCATGGCACGCAGCTTGGGTATAACTACTGCCGAACTAAATAAAATGATGGAGAAGGGCGAACTACTATCGTCCGTTGTGTTGCCTAAATTCGCTAAAGAACTTGAAAAAACCTTTGGCGGTCAAGCCGAATTAGCTGCGGAAAGTTTGAACGGTAGTATTAATAGGGCTACGAATGCGTGGATAAGGATGTTTGATGTCATTTCAGAATCCGCACCGACAAAATCGACCATAAATGCGTGGACGGATTTATTAGATGTAATTACCAAAACCATCCAATTAAACCAAGTCGGCACGAGTGGAGTAAGAGAGATTGATGCGGTCGCATCTGCACGAATAGCATCCGAGAAAGCCATCGCAAAAGTGTTGGAAGCTTTAGACAAAACTAAATTGACTGATGGTGAGAAAGGGCTTAAATTAAATCAAGCAGCCAACGAATCATTAGGCAGGCAGATTCAATTGGCTAAAGAATTGAAAGATGCAGACCCGACAGGAAAGATGCCAACTTCGCATGATGAATATTATAAGGTCGAAGCGATTAAATTAAAAATAGCCAAAGAAAAAGAATATCAAGCCGTCTTATTAGATGCCTCCAAAGCAATATCGGACAAAGATGTTACCGCCCAAGCCGAGCGAAAAAGAATTGCCGAAGAATCTGCACAATTAACCGATAAGCAAAAGAAGGCGTTAGAAGACTTTGCGAAAGCGTTGCGTAAACTACAAAACCAAGCCCAAATAGAATTGCATGGAGGGGCTGAAAGTGTGCAAGGAATCAGATTAAAAGCGCAACAGGATATTGAATTGCTGAAAGAAACTAAAGAATATTTGGCATTACCCGAAAATGAGCAGTCTGCGTTGGTCGAGGCGATTCAGAGAGTGGCGCAAAAGCAGGTTGATTCAATCGTTAAGACTCGGTTAGATGCAAAAATAATACTGCAAAAATCCGCAGCGGATGCGCTCAAAGAGGGATGGGATAAGGGCAGAACGGTCGATACGAGTAAGATGCGCCCTGCTATGGATGCTACAGGGAAGACAATAGACGAGATGGATGCGGAAGCGCAACGCCTGAAGCAGATTGAATTGGATAAGAACAATTACCGGAACCAAATCGCACAGGATGGATTGCAGACAATAATAAATCTTGAACAATCCGCTGCGAACAAAAAGCAACACATACTTGACCGGCAACTTGCGAAGGGATTAATATCCGAAGCGACCTATCAAAAAGAACTTACTAAAATAAAGCGCAAAGAAGCAATTGCGCAAAAAGCCACAGCGATAGCATCTATTGCGATTAATACAGCAGTTGCAGTATCAACTAATCTTGGCGCACCTACATTCGGGGCACTCACACCACTCATTATCGGTCTTGGTGCGGCACAAGCTGCGGTCGTAGCATCGCAACCAATCGCATATGCGAAAGGTACAAAATACGTACCTCAACAAAATGGCGCAATCAGGGGCAAGGATTCGGTTCATGCCATATTGATGCCGGGCGAGCGTGTCGTGCCAACCGCTATAAATGAAACGCCCGGATACCGTAGCCTACTCGACACTATCCAAGACAAGAAAATTTCACCTCGTACGGCACAATATCTGAACGATGTGGCTACGGGCAAGTCAACACGTTCCGCACCTGTGTCTTTCGAGATTGATTATGACGAAATGGGTAAGGCGGTGGCAAGGTACGCACCTAAAGTGAGTGTAACTGCATCGCAAGGAGTGGATATAAGTGTTACTGAAACTAATCGCAGGTCTCGTTTATGATTAGATTTCGCTTCAATGGTACACCGATATTAGGCAGGATTTATGGCCTTGACAATATTTCATTAATCATTACTCCTGCGGACGATGCACGACTAAACCAAGTCGAGATTAGTACGGACTTGACATTCTACGATGATGGCTTTGACATAATTTATGCGCAATTAATCCAACCGCAGAACGGAATATACAATTACATAACGGTCGAGATATTTGATGATTGCTGCAACACATTTCTACCCCAAAAATATTATTTGCGTGGAGACAAAATAAATTGGTGCGAAGGTGAATGTTACTGCACGGCTATACTAATATGTGATGACAATGACCGAGCCATAGCCAATTGCATATCGAATACAATAGTTTCGGATAACCGTAATAATTTCTTTACTAATGGACAATTCCCATTAGTACCTTACTGCATCGAATTCAGACCGAGTGCGCTTCAAGACATTGTGATTGCGTTCGGGGCATTGCTTATGTTGGTGGTGGATATAATTACGGGAGTTGTTCTAATATTTATTGCAGTTGTTTCGGTCGCACTTACTGCCATTTGCGCAGTAGTTCAGGCGGTAGTGTTCTTAGTGAATGCGGTTGCCAACTTATACACTACGATTGCGAATTTTATAAATAATACTATTATACACTTCTTAAATCAAATTCCATTCGTAAACATTTCTCCATTAAACGTAAACGCCTTATCCAACGTAAATATTTCCTCTACATTTTGTCAAGGATTCTTAGTTCAGCCATTCCAATATACTCAGGACATACTCGACATACGTGCTAAGATTGCGCCACTAATTGAAGGATGCGGACGTAAACAACCAAGCCCATTGGTAAGAGATTATATTAATAATGTTTGCACCATATGTGGAGCAAGCGCATTCGTTTCATCTGTTCTAAATAATCCTGCAAACGAATACTATCAGTTATTGTACTGGAACGCACCGAGCAAAAAAGGAGACCGCACTCCACCCAATTATATTTGGGATAACCGACCTACTAAAACAGGTGCGGAATTTCTTGATGATTTAGGATTGGCATTCAATTCAAAATGGTTTGTCAAGAACGGACAACTTTTATTCGAGAACGAATATTTTTGGCAAATTCAACCTGTATTCTTTGATACTACTGCTAATCCGGAAGCTATCTTAGAACGCCCATGCTACCGAATGAGTGATTCGCAATCATACGCAGGAATAAAAGTAGAATATCAAGTGGATGGCATTGATTGGGTAGGCAATGAGGCTCTTGCATGGTATAAGCATAATGTATCCTATAACCAATTGCACGGGTATCACCCGACATGGAAGGGAATAAATACCAAAGAGCTCGCATTCGGGGCGGTACGATTCAGGAATGATTTATTCGAGTTGGATGTGCTTAGTTGGTGGGGGCAAGTAGGTATAATTAACACCTTATTCGGTGGGGGATTGAGCGCAAGTGGCGATTATCTACTTATCAATAATGGCACTTCATCTATGCCCAAATTATTGATATGGGATAATGTCAATACCCCTTGGAATAATGCGAGGGTTAAAGATTACGGAACGAACAAAGGGCGCAATTATCCGATGCAGTTGCGTGAGAGTAGCCTCGATCATAGGTATAGCAGTACCGACCCTGTACCTGCCCATCCTGAACCACAAGACTTGACAGGTAATTTATGGGACTTCCACAAATTGGACGACCCGTTCATAAATCCATACCAATTAATAGATTTCACCTTCACAGGACGATTAGATTGCACTCACTTAGGTACTGCCTCGGTCAGGCAATTAGTATTACTCAGACCGCACGAAAATGGGCAAGTGATGCAGGGTAGGATTGACAGAATTGAGTTGAATCTGAGCACACGGCAAATGATTATTTCAGGCAAAGTTTAAAAAAGAATATACATGGCAAATTGCACCGCAACATATACAGGATTATCGGGAGTGGTTAAATTACTCCCCGGTCAATCACAGACCTACACATTATCCGTAACCGTACCAATAGGATGCGCAGGATGTGCGAGTAATATCACTGCAATCAATGCGGTGAGTAGTAATTCTCGAATTGTACCGACCATTGTCACAACACCTATACTGCCAATTGTGGGTGGTGGTTATTGTGGAACGCCTTTTACTATTGTCGTTCAAATTGATGCCGATGCAAGTTCAGTAGCAGGTAGTGATTCGGGCATTATCACCATAACGTATGTCAATGCGGGCGCAACCATAACGAGTATCATTCCATTCGCAGTAGTTCGCCCTGAGATGAGTGTAGATTTAGGGCAAGTATGTAGTGGCAGTTACTCATTCAATTTATGCAACCCAACCTCGCAGAGATACGATGTGTATTTCGATGGATGTTCGTGCCCTGCGTGGACAGATTTTCCTGCGGGCAGTGCAACCGTTATAGAATGTGATTGTGTTGCAATTACAATAAAATTTGTCGGCTCAGGCATAAAAAATATTCAGCAGAATTGCACCGTAACTATACTGACCGCTTTCGGATATAGCTACCAACTGACCTTGTACTGGACAGAAATAGAATGCCCTATCACATGGTCATTTTGGGAGATTGCGGACATAAACGGACAACTACCGTACAATTCTGACACGTATAATGCCGAGTGCAATGTAATGAATGTCGGGGCTATGGGTGAGCGCAAATACTTTTATGGCGCATGGAGTACATTGGTCAATCCTGTTGTATTTGGAGATGAAATTTATCTAAGCGCATGGATGTTCGCGCAACTTTCTCAATGGAACTTTAATAAAGGAACACAACCTACAAGTGGATGGAGGTGCAAGCTATGTGATTCAGGTAATGGTATAGATGGCACATATACGATGGAATGGTATGGCGAGCAATTCAGTACAGAGAATAGCACATACACACCTCCAATGGTCTGCTATGTATCTAATGGCGGGTTGGACATAGGATTTTATTACGAGTTCCATCTGATGGCAGATACGCAATTAGAACCGAGCAATTTCCCTGTTGAAAATCACGAATACTTTCTACGTGGAGCATTATCGGGCAACGGTGCGAATACGAATGAGAATAGCCCTTATCGCAATGAAAAGTATATTTCATTCGCAGCGGTATTGAAACGAATTACTGCAAACGAATGGCAAGATACATATCTGTCAATTCGGTGCAGATTCGATTATTACGATGCGAACGAGGTTATTCCGAATGTGGTAATGTCGAATGTGGTTTATACCTTCTCTATCCCATCTACTGCGGATGCGACCAATTGGCTTAGCCCTATTCGCACCACTAATTGCCATGTCGAATTCGATTGGATTACGTCCGACCCGACAGGAACATTACCCATAAGCACTTGGTTGTATATGTTCCGCAATGACACGAAGAATAATAGCGAGAATCCATTTGCAAATTATCAGTGTTCGTATGCGGACATTGCCTCGAGTGTGCCGGGCGGAATGATAATTGCAATTATTACGCCTCCAACCTATTCGGGTTCGGGCAACAGATTTTATTTTGATGTGGAACTTGACACTTGCGCATTCCCTGACATCCCGACCGAGCAAATCCCTGACCAATTCAGATTTATTTTAGTCAATTATACTTATACCGATTTTGCGGTACGGACAAGTTTAAGTGCGGTATTAGAGTGCATAAACTATGACGATACTGCGATTGTCTTTAATCAATTAGACTTTACATTGGGCGCAGTGGATATGGAATATCCGAGTACGGTTAATTCTATTCAGTTCCCTGTTCATGCGGATATGCAGACCAATATGGGTTGGATGCCTGCACTGGATAATGCACAAGTTATAGCCAAAACAAATGGAGTACAGCGAACAGCGTTAGAGGCATTGACAGGAATAGAATTGCAGGTATTCAGACAAGACGATTTGAATGATTTAGAATTAATAAACACGTCCTATTTCGCCCCTGCATTGGCACACGACTGCGGTGCATTCAGCGATATTTCAGCACAAACAGGACAAGCAGGGTTAATCAATCTAAGCAGTGGCGGTGCGGTTCAGTTAGCATTCCCTATGACATTACTCGATAATACTTTCCGAGTAACCTCCCGTGCAAATTTATTCCAAGCACCTAAAAGTAACCCGAATAATTGGGGCGTATATTCAGGGGCGGATTTGGATTGTGTGGCTAACCGTGTGCCTTGTCAGAGTATTATTATTAATAGGTTGGCGGATTTAGTGCCTGTGAACGCTTCAGATTTATACCAAATTATTTGGGTATCTGCCACGAATGAAATATGGACTTGTGATGCGTTGAATGGATTAATACTTCGATTCGATGCGAATACTTTAACGCAATTGGCTGATATTGTTTTGCCAAGTGGAGCAAGTAATTTAGCATTATACTACTGTCAAAATGCTAATTGTGTTTTTGTGGGGGATAATAGTCATGCTGCCGTTTACAAGATAGATATTTATGCGCTAACTTATTCGGCATCCATTGGGTTCACAGGGTTTGGAAGTTTCGCATTTGTTGAGGTTGGGAATAGTATATATAATGCAGATAACAATTTTATCCAAGAAATTGATATTTCCTCGAACACAGAAATAAATACACCAGTACCAACACCGGGATTATACGTTATAGGAATGATTTATCTACCTGCGCCAATCAATGAGATATGGTATGTAGATGGAATTAATTCGGCTATAATACGAGTTAACCCAACATCAAATACTATTATTGGTAGTGTATCCGTGTCTAATCCACCAACTGCATTAACCACTGATGGCACGTATGTTTATGCAAGTTGTATAACTAATATTGACACCGTAGAGATTGCGACCTTATCGGTTGTAAATTCTCAAACACTTGGAATTTCATTGCAGGGTATATCTGCCAACTTTGGCATACTTTATTGTGTTGACTACGATTCGGATGCGTTACTAATTATTGACCCCTCAACCCTTACATTAATTGCAAGTTATACCACCGATGTAAAGCCTGAGAATTTAGTCGTTGCAAGTGGATTAATTTTCACACAGAACAAGGGCACAGAAGATTTATCCGTATTCAAACTTACTCCCTGTGGCGGTCTCCCTCGCTATTCTTGGGCGGGCGAAAATATTTTATTGAAATGGCAACTTGCATTTAATTTTCTTGGGAATGTTGAAACGTACAATTACACTCAGCAACTTGCTCGAATTAATCCTACCGTACTTAATCCTGTGCCGTATGTGGATACCGTTACAATTCAAGAAAAGCAATTAGACGGCTCATACGTAACCATAAGCAAGCCGTGCGTAAATTCATCCCAATTAAAGATTAACGTAGCATATAACGCACCGTATGCCACCTTATCGGTCGGAATTGAATTACAACCCGTAAGAGGTATGAAGTATTTTAGCACCTCCGTTCCGCAAGGTCTAACACCGATGCCAATTATACCTGCTGAGAATCCGTATGTGTCGAATATTATTACGACCGCAACGGATGTAACCTTCGACTTGGATTTCCCTGCATTGCCATTCAGTAATGACATGGAGTTAATAATTCACACCATTATCAAATAAAATATGCCCGTCATAAGAAAAAATCTCGACCTAAATGTTATCACCTTGCCCTCGACAGGTTCGGGCGCAATTGATGTGCCATCAGGGATACCCATAGACATATATTGCAACCCGTGCGCACCCGTAACTAACAATCCCGGCATTAATTGTCTTATCACCGACACATGGAATTGCAATCTATGCGGGAATGACACTCCCTACTTGCAACCGTATAAGGTTGGAGATTGCTTGAATTTTCAGTTTCAATTTCAAGACACTTTGAATTCTGCCAATCCAATATCGTACGCACAATTCCAAGCCTTACCATTTCCGAAGATACCTTATGGATGGTATGATTCTTCATTGGACAATACAAATTACACTATCCAAATTCGGATGTATGATGCCTGTACCGATGCGCAGGTGGACACGGAAACGCTCGAAGCTATGGTACAACAGGCTTGTGTCTACTTGTTCCAAGATTCCAAAGCCTCGTATATCGGCTATCCTTCTCAAGCATGGTACAGATGGGGGCAAAACATAAATATATGCCTTACCGACCAAGCCCCTGCGACATTCTATTTTAAATTTACGGTAACGCATAGTAATTCCTCTCAGACCGATTATTTTTCTGACACCTACGCATTGGCTAATTGCGGATTCCCTACGATGGTAATTGAAGGCATATACGACACGACCGATTGTAGAGGCTTTACGTATCACGACCCGACCGTTATTCCGAATACACGTAGTACAATCCCACCTTATTCGCTCGCCTCAAATTGTCTGCGCACAGGTCGTTCAGGGAATTACCGCAACGCATTCAGGGTATATGGCACGAGTGAATATACGGGGGTGAATATTGAAAAAACAATCCCGAAAAGATTCTGCGCATCGGTCAGCACAACCTCATACCCTATCTATCGTGTCCGTACCAAACCTGTTCCGCCCTTTGTTGCGGATAGAATGAAATATGCGATGGAGGGCAAATATTCACTTATTGATTCAGTACAAGTCAATAATATGGTGGGCATTCAGAAGTCGAACGAGACCGGTCGGATGTGGATTATGGATTTCGAGGTGCAAGGATGCCAGTGTGTTCAAGACCAAAATTGTTAAGTTTGATTTATGAATATTTTTGTATACTTTTGTTGCAAGGGATGCGCCCGCACCCTGAGAAACGGGCTTAGAACAATTTTACTCAATTCTAAAACCGTATAATATGCCACAAACCTGCGCTGGATGTACCGTAACCGTACAGACACTTCCCCCAACCTGTGTAATCACAAAAACTTTAGCCGGTATCAACGCAATGGCGTTCGTGTCCTGCTCGAACACCACTATCGCTGCCGCGCCTGACAATATTACCGTTTGGCAGGCAGCAGTTGCAGCCAACGAGGCTCGTGTAGTAAAATTATTACTTGGCGAGAATCCTGACCCGAATGACAACATGAAGAGATTATCTTCCTGTTTTGCCGAAGAAATTGTAGGTCGTACCAACATGATTAATATTGAGGATTACGACTTGTCATTTACTGCCGGAACGCCAAATACCTATGACAAATGGATATTTTGGAACTGGGTAATGGCAAATGCAAGTTCATTAAATGTATACTGGACAGATTGCAACGGTCGTAGTTACTACGCAGCCAATCCAACCGTAACCGTGAACGAGGTTAAGCCGAATAATTCAACAGAATTATCCTATTTCAAAGTGAAGGTTGCATACCTCGGTATCCCGATGGTAGTCCCCTTTGACTTGAACCTTAACGAAGTTTAATAAAATTATGGGCATTCAACAAAGCGGTGGGCTAATCAACCCACCGCCTGTTATGTGGCCGTTCAATCCGAACGCACGACCAACCCATGCCGCACGGTGGGGCTCGGCTTTCTATGAAATGATTACGCATACGTGGCGACACAATGCACGTAAACTACTATTTCAACATAGACCGACCGAAAGCCCTGAGACGTTAGACTATCGCACGCAGAATGAAGAAGGCATTACGACCGGACCAATCACACGAGCGACCAATGAAATATTCTCAGCCATTTTAGGCGGTAAATATTCGTATGAGGTGGATGAATCCATTGCGGATTACATCAAAGAGCCTCGATTCGGACTAACAACAGCCAACCGTTACGGATACAACTTTTGGCAATACTTGCGCCATGTTGTATGTCCAAGAATGCGGGACGACCCGAATGGGTATTTTGTTTGGCTGCCCGAAAGATATGGAGATGTAACGAAGAAGATTGAACCTGATGCGTACCTTGTGTTCTCAATATCTATTATAGAATTGAGCGAAGAACGAATTACCTTCCTTCGCCCTGAACAATTATATACGGTAGATGCACGTGGCGTTCCGCTTAAAATATTCGTGTCAATTGATAAACATTATTATTGGTATCACCAACAACTGACCGACGAGAATGATAATGCCATAGACAAATATTCTTCGCTGCCTTATTATTATCACGGGCTCGGATTTATTCCAATCGTGTCGCTCGGTGGCGTGTATTCAAGTGCCGCCTATGCGTGGGACGACCGCACTGCCAAATCGCTTCAGGGCGAGCCGACCGCATGGATGCCTTTCAATATGTCAGGTGGTTCAGCAGGTAATAATGTAATGGGATTTCCGCTTATTGTGAATTACTTTGAAAGTTTTTTTCGTGGGTATATTCCGATGGCAAATGATTTTATCAAATTCTATTCCGATTACAAAATATCTTGGGCACGTACCGCACACCCTGTAATTGTCGAGAAGGCTATTGATTGCCGAGTATGTCAAGGGCGTGGAACGAGATGGGATGCAGAAAATAACAGAGACATAAATTGCGGACATTGTCATGGCACGGGCAGTGAGATACCGAGCAAATCACCTGCTGGCACATACTTGGTTAAAGTTGCCGACACAGAGAAGATTCCGACAGGCAATAATCCTGCGCAGATGGAAGACCCATTCAGCTATATTGTACCGCCACATGAAGGATTAAGATTCCAATGGGATGCGTGCAAAGAGATGCTGATTCAGGCTGAGAAAGAAATATATCAATTCTATACCGACAAGGTGCAGAGTGGTGATGCTAAGGAGATAGACCGAGAAGGGAAGTACAATATGATTCTCACCCTGAACGACCATATCTTCGACCACAACGCAATCAATATGCTATGGATATTGACCTTGCTACGGAATATCAATAATCCAACCGAGCCTGAAATTATCAAGCCGACCGATTTTAAGGTGAAAGATGAACTGGATTTGATTGAAGAGCGCAAGGCAATGGTCGAGGCGAATGTACCGCTATCAATGCGATTGAAGGTCGATGTGGATTTGGCAAAACGCAGATTTTCGGGTGATGAAAAGCCGGGAACGATTATCATTCTACTTTCTCTTTGGGATACGCTGTATGACAAATCACAGGACGATTACGTAAACATATTAGGCGGTATGCCACAAACAGAGGCGGACGATTTGAAGCGCCGGCACTTGTACGCTGACCGTGTTATCGGGCAAATACTAAATGAGCAGGGAGAGGAATGGCTTGATAAAGACACAGCCATTCAATTGTCCGATATGGATGCGAAATATGCGACATTAATTTCTACAATTCCAAAAGCAATAGCCAATCCTTTATTACCTAATGGCTGAAATAGCAGACATACAGACAGAGCGCATAATAAAGGCGAGTAATAAGGCTACGGAGGCGCTGGTTAAAGAATTGACCGCCTATATGGACAAACTACCGACCAACGGTGGAAAGTTCAGTAAAGGCAAGGATTTACAGAGATTAATTAACGGACTTGGAAACGAGATTGATTCGATTGTGCGCAAGTCAGGGTACCCCGAAACGGTCGTATCTGTGGCACGTAGTTTAGACGATATTCAAGGCGAGGCAGGGGCATTATTAAAGAAGTATAATAAGGGCATTCCGTGGGATACAGACATTAAGGCACTCGGTATTGATAAGATGAAGGAAGAGGCGAGTAACACCTTAATCGAAAGACTTACCGATACCGAATACACATCGAATATTCGAGACCCATTAAGACAGGCATTGTACCAAAATATATCAGGTGGGGCAAGTGTAACTGAAACACGTGAATTTCTGCGTAGAATGTTATTAGCAGGTGATGCGGACAAGTACGCACCTATGGCGAGATGGTCTGGGCAATTGACATTAGATACTTTACTTGGATATGATGGGCAAATTTATGACCGATTCACGACCACATACGATGTTAATACGTACGTTTATATCGGTTCTCTGTTGACCGATTCGAGACCGCAATGTGTTCGATGGATAAACAAATTCAACGGTAAAATTCCTTCCGATAAATTAGCGAGTGAGATAACTTGGGCGCAAACGAATGGTTCAGGGATGAAGAAATATACCACCGTAGCCACATTCTGTGCAGACAGGGGCGGTTATCATTGCAGACATAAGTGTATTCCAGTTTTTACAGATTATGAGTTCAATTGAATTAGTATTTATTGACCGCATGAAGGCGTGGGCTGTACCCGTAATTTGTGCGGTTGTGGCATTCACGGGCAATGGCATTATTAATTCCGTAAACCGCCTGTATGATGGGATTGAAAAATTATCCGACAAGGTCAGCAAGGTGGATGAGCGACAGATACGCACCGAAGAACAGGTTAAGGCGTTCAGTAAGGAATTGGAAGAGGTTAAAGAACATATAGCACAATGGTAATGGAACTCTATTTAAAACGGTATGTATTCGGCTCGAAATATACCATAGGCGATTTCTATCAGATGGGACACGCCCCAATGTGTCAGATACTCGAAGACCACCTGCCGACACCTTACGTAAAAGTGCCTAAAATCACCTGCATACCATACGGAAGGTATAGGGTTGTATGGGACTTCTCGAACCGCTTCCAAAAGAACACCCTGCACTTATTGGATGTGCCACAATTCGAGGGCGTTCGCATTCATGCAGGCAATTCAGATGCAGATACGGAAGGTTGCCCAATACCGGGCAAGTACGATGCCACATACCCCGGCATTGTATCGCACTCTCGTGATACGGTTAAAGCCATAGAGGCGTTGATTTGCCCGCTATTGAGTACGACAGAGGTCTATATCAATATTATTTCGTAAATTCACAACAAAAATAAAATGCAACTAAAAAACTCGTACCCATTTATTATTGTCGGCATTATTGTCGCAATAATCGGATTCGCCTCGACACAATTCAAGGCTTGTAGTCCCATTTCCGCATCTCCTGCACCTATGTCCATACTTGACACCGTTACGGTATCAGAGATTACAGGAACAGGCAATGCTATCGTGGCTTTATTCGGCACGAAAAAAGGCGCAGGTTACACTTATCAGACCTATCAACAAGGGCAGGTAGGCAATGCTTATCTTGTGTACGATACCGTTGGCGTGGATTCTATTCACTTGCAATTGGTTTCTACCGATGACAAGATTCGGTCATGGGATTTATCGATATTCTATTTCCGCGTGTCAGGCATACCGCACCAAATCGCAGGCAGTTCACAAAATACAGTTAATTATGCTAATTGGAAATGGTTCACACAGCCAAGTAGATTGCCATTACTTAACGTTACCACTGCTAAACGTGATTCATTATATCAATGGTCTTTAGCACCAAAGGGAACGATGATATTTAATACAACCATTGATTCTGCGCAGATTAAAGCGAGCGGAACAATTTGGAGAACTAATTAATAATTTTACTTAAACTTAAATCACAATGGCACTAATTAAACTAAGAAACCTCTCTGACCCATCTCGCACGGTGGTAGTCAATGAGCGTGTGTACGCAATTGAGCAGAAAAGAAAAAACAAAGACGGTAAAAGCATAAGCCAATTCAAAGATTGGGAGCAAGTACCGTTGGAGGATGAAGCTGAGCCTGCATCCACTGAGCCTGCATCCACTGACAAGCCTGCTAAGAAGACTACTAAGAAATAAGTATGTCCAAGTATAAAACTATGGTCGAAGCCTTACTGAAAGGCACGACCAAAGGGGCTGAGGTGCTAACCGCACTCGAGTCTCTCGATGACAAGGCGGAAGTGCCTGCAAACCTTATCGACATGGCTTCTGATACACAATCAGAATACCATTTCAAAAATGACAAAGAGCGGTTAAAATCGGTTCGGTCTGAGAACAAAGGACGTGTGTATGACGAAGCAATTTCCGCATTCAAAAAGGCTTCGGGCATTTCAGGTGAAGACTTGAAAGATTTGAACACTTACGAGGAAATTGTCGCAAAAGGCATTGAAGTTCTCAAAGCTAAATCGGGACTGACCTCGGATGAAAGAGTAAAAGAAATCGAAAGACTTCAAGGGATGTTGGTAGACAAGGACACGGAGATTAAAACCTTGCGTGAAGTTGAATTACCTAAGATTACTCTTGAAGCCAACGAAAAATTACTCAACAAAGAAAGGCGCTCGTTGTTCGCTTCGGAAATTTCGGGAAAGAAAATTACCGGTTCAGAATTTCAAATTAAAGCCACCCAAGAGAGTATGTGGAATGCTCTGAATGCTGAGGCTTCGATTGAAATTGATGACAACGGTAAGCACACTTTGAAAGACAAGAATGGTGCAGTCATCAATAAGCCCGGTACGAAAGAGCCCGCAACGGTTGGTGATTGGATTACGAATTATGGCACGACGAATGGTGTGTTTTCGCAATCGAATGAGCCCCCGACAAAGGACATCAAGTTTCCATTGCAAGGTGGCAGTGGCGGTGGTGATAAACGCACAGAGCGCCAAAAAGCGATTGATGCGGATGTGGCTGCGAAAGAGGCATACGCAACAAAATAATTAAATCTTTCTTTCTGTTTTAATATGTCCCGTGCGAGTAATTTGCACGGGATTTTTTTTTTATATATCTTTGTTCCCAATGTCACCCGACATGAAAATGGGTTAAGGCGCAAGACCTGACAACTTGCAACCAAAAACTTTAATGTTACTTAACCCTTAATTCTACACATACAATGGTAGTTTCTCCTCAATTTTCAGCGATTGCCCCAGCGATTAGCACGCTGTTAAAAGCAATCACCTATAATGACCCCGCAATGAAGAGGTCTCAATTAGGTACGATTTTAATGTTAAAAAATGCGATGAACACCGCAGGTTCTCAAGCAGCTATTCCTGTTCCAATGAACGGCCAGTTGCGTGATGTACAAGTAAACTACATCAAGAGATATACAGAGGCAGAAGCAGGCGATACATTTGCACAATGCTTTGACCCAAATGCGGTAAATACTACCGACAATTTTGCATTCACCGTAGCCGCTGCGGATTTCTTGTATGCTGACATTACTTTCAGCTATACAGAAGACCAAATTCGTCAGTTGATTGAAGACCAAAATTCATTCATCGCATACGATATGTTGGCTCAGTACGATGCGCTATCTCGTAAGATGAACCAAGCCATCATAAATTACATATTGGCGAATTTCGGTAACTATTCTGACGGTACTAATTCAGGTTCTGCACCACTTGCCTTAGGCTTGATGGGTGCATCTAACAACATTTTGGGGGCAAACTATGTTGGCGAAACCAAATTGAAGGCTGAATTAATTCGTATGCGCCAAGCAGGAACTAAAGCTCTTGCAGTTGGCATGGGTACTGAGCAAGGTATCTTCACTTACACCGATGTGCGTAAGGTGGGTACGGCTAACTTAACAGGTATTGATTTGGCTTCACCGCTTAGTTTCGCTTTATTTGCCGATGACCAATTCGCACTAAGTGCGGGCGACCCTGATTACTTTGCAACAATCGAGCCGGGAGCGATTCAATTGCTTTCACAAATTCAATATCCTGCAGGAACTGTCTACAATAAAGTTGTGGATAATGTATTCATGAAGGATACCGTGGTTGACCCATACACGATGGTTACTTATGACCGTTATATGGAGTACGACCCACGTTGCGGGGTGTATAAAGGTAAATTATCATCCTTCTACAAACCGCAGGCGATGTTCCCTGACAACTTCAAAGCAACTGATTACTTGAACGGAGTGACCTACATCACTCAGTGGGATGCTAAACCATAATCTAAGTGGTATTAGCACTCGGTAACACAAATGGAAAACTCATCCGCGCCCTTCGTTGGGTTGCGGATGGGCTTGACCATGCAGGGTATCACATTCGTGTTCGTGAAAGCAATGCGATAAGTGCGGATGTATTATACGCACTCGTTAAGGCAACGCACAAGGCACGGGATAAGGCAGGACTATACAAGCATCCGAACCCATTACCAAGTGCGAAGAAGTCTTGGGATGCACTGACACGAGGCGAAGGAATTACATTTGTGTTGTGTTGGCACAAGACCATATTTCATTCCGAACTTGTTACCGATGCGATTGCACAAGAGGTGGTTGACACCCTGAAAGCATTCGGATTCGATTCGGATTATTTGCACACAAACAAAGAAACAATATTTTATTATGGTACTCCCAAGCTGTCTGAATAATATTATTGGCGTTGAAGGAAGTACCACATTTCCTTCGTACTGCAATCAGTATATTCAAAGACTGCCGGGCATTACCATGAACACTATCGCAGCGATGCGAACAAGTGATTATGCCACAACCGATGCGTATTTGGCTGCGATGATAAACCAATCAACGGCTAATCTTGTCAGCGATGTTAAGGCGTGGTTAAATGCCAAATACAGGGCGCAAGGTGCATTATCTTACCTAAATGTAGGCAAGTATCAGCGTGGGGTAATTACGTATAATGTACCCGCTAATTTTAGTCGAGGAATTTATTTCAGGCGCAACCGTGCCGATTTATTTACCCAATTATATTTGCCTTCGATTTCGTTCTTGTGCAATAACACCGCAACAGGAAATACCTTGACCATAACAGATTCATTAGGTCAGACTGCTACATATACATTCGATACGGCAGCAGGCGTGCCGACCGTTATTAAAACAGATTTCTATTCAGAGGCGTTATGGGTACGTGCGAGTGTAGATAATACCACACTTGATACGGCTACCACCCAAATAAATACCACCTGTGGAACGTGCACGTCGATTGAAAGTCCTACATGGATTGCCGAGAGTTGGGATGGTACGAATGCAGGCAAGAGCAAGGACACATACGGAATGATTGCCACAACACAGGTAATATGTGGCGAGGCAAATGAAATGTGCATTTTCAGAAGTTCATATAATTTTCAGCAGGCTGCTCTTCAGCGATTCGGATTCGATATAATGGAAGCACTCGCATACAGAACAGACCGAGCCAATCCTCAGACCATGCGGAAAGAAGATGCATTGGAATTATTGCCTGTCTATGAAAATAAATACGAAACCGCATTGGAATTATTACGAGAGAATAGTTTGCAAGCCATAGCATCCGTCGCAGGTCAATCACCTTGTTTTACGGTGAATAGTCTAAATTATTCGGATGTAATGGAATCACCCCGAAACAGAAGTATCCCATACAATTATGGCAGGTTGTACTAGTTGCGGTTCAGGTAGTGCCAATGCGCAACCGAATCAAAGACCTCAAACAATATCAATTCAAAGACCCGGCACGGCTAACCCTGCCATGTACGGCAACGTTAATAAGCAACGCAGATAATGATAACATTCGGACACAAACAATTCAATCAAGCCACGCCTGATTTAGCGAAGAAGATTCGCAACACAGCGTTAAAGATTGGCACTGCATTAGGTGGCGCAGGAACGGCGATAGTTGTGGCTAATAAATTAATCCTTATCCCGCTCGGATTCTGCTTTCCTCCGGCTATTATGGCATACGCAGCCGAAGCAATAGCGGTAAGTGTTGGCGTGCCTACTTTGGTCGCTTCGATTGCGCAAGGGTTCGGGATTGCACCTGAACCAACTGACACGCCCGAGCCAAAATGAACCCCGAACAATTCGAGAAAGCAATGCAGAATTTTGCGGTTGCCTTTCAGACCGAATTGCCTAAAATACTCATGAACGGTGCGAATGTCGGGAGTGCATTGATGCAACGAAGAATATTCAATAAGGGTCAAAGTGCAGACCTTGAAACGATGCACTATCGAAATAAGCGGTACAAGTTATTGCGCACCGATGCAGGATTGCAAGTTGGCGTGAAGGATTTAGAATTTACGGGCAATTTATTCAACTCACTTACATTAATGCGCACCGCACCTTATACGGTGGCGTACCAATTTAATAATGCCGAATCAGCGCAAATCGCAAATTATCAAGAAGGTTCTGACCAAGTTGGGAAAATTATTTTTGCATTGGCGAACAAAGAAGCCGAGGCAGTTGAGAGGGCTGTAAATATGGATTTCAAACGCTTGGCTGAACGAGCCGTGGCAAACTCTAATCAAGTACCTAATCTTGCGCCACAATTGAATGAGAAGCCTGTTAAGAGTAGAACCGCAATCAAGAAAAAAGCCATTAAAAAGAAAGCAAATAAATCCGTAACTTTACGAGAAAAATTACGAAAGGCAAACGCACGCAAGAAAAGATTAGGCTATAAATAAATGACAGAAACACAATATTATATCGACCAAATCGCAACGCAAGTGCTGAATATTTCGTCCGTGTTCAGGACAGGATACACGAATGTATTTCTCGACACCGAATCGAATGAGATTATGCTACGCCAATCAGGCAACTCAAATGAATATGTGCGTTTTGGTGCAAATGATTCGCTCGGCAATTTCTTTTACATCCGATACAGAGGGCGTGAATCATGGACAATACAGCGTGAAATAAAACAACTTGCATCAGACCAATTTAGGCAAATTGAGCGCATACCGTTAAAGATTGTCGGTCTATTCACCGAACAAGACCTATACGAAGTAGCGGACGGGTTGCGACATGATATGCTAATGGTTCACCTGCCGAATTATATGAACGCAGGTACGGCATGGATAGAGCAGGAGAAGGTCGAAATGGATTACCTAAACGCATCGAGCGAAGAGAGTGAAGGACGATTTAGAAGTTATGCGGTTGGTCTACAATCCATCGCAGTAGAATTCACATTGGTTTATTCACGGTCGGGCGAATGCAGACAGCCTGCCGAATTATTATAATCGAAAAAATATATGAGCAGTTTATCAGTACAGAATCTCGGTAGCATTCCATATTCGCAGACCGTTGTGAATATTGGCGTAAATGCTCATTTTAGCGACGACTACACGGTTGAATCGCTTATCAATGGTATATTCACCGCACCTGTTACGGTTACGTGCATAAGCGGTAATGCAATAGAAATTGATAATTCCAATTACCCCGAAGATGCGACCGTATTGGTTCGTGTGCAATTCCCTGTTGGTGAATTAGAATCAGATATGAATTACGTAGCCAATGTGCAAGGTTGCATTTGGTTTCAATGGACGAATATACCTGTCAGATAATGTTACTAAACTTATTAATTGAGTGCCTATTCGTATGCGTATGCGCATTCGCTTTGGCTTGTCTGTCTTATTTTATCGAAATGAGCCTTCAACCGTTTCAGATTTTCTCCAAGTGGGGTGATATGGTTGATGTGATGCACGCAGGAGGTGGAATCTACTGGAAAAAAATACTCGGCGGATGTACGTTGTGCGCTAATATTTGGCTTGGGGTTGGATGCACTGGATTGCTCATTGGTACGGTCGGAATTCATTGGGTATGGATAATATTCGCACCGGTCGTGAGCAGTTTTTTTTTGAGAAGGTTTATGTCGTGAGGACTAATTGCCTTTTAATATTACCGTGTGAATTCCAATATATCCCATCGGGAAGGCTACCGACTTCCCGCAGCAACCACGTATTCGGGTTTACTTTCCATTTTGTAATTCTTTTAAAATGGTATCAATATTCGCATAAAGCAATCTTTTTCCGGTTAAAAATAAAGACCCCCAATTAGGTCTTGACATTACATTTTCTGCCCACCATTTACTTGATTTTGATTTAACCATAAAATTATATATCCAAATTGTAGATTCGTCTTCAATTGGGGGTAAATTACCATCATGCATTAATCGGTAAATTTCAACCGACATCCAGTTGTCAATTCTATCATCCCATATATTATGAAATTCATCAATATTAAATCGCTCAAATATTTTATCTTTACTTTCCATTTTGTAACTTATTTATTATTCATTTTAGATAGAATCTCAGCAATTTGTAGAATTTGTTCCTCATCTGTTCCAGCCTCAATAACAATTGGTTCATTAATCTTTTTTGGTAAGAATAAGTTAAGATATTTTTCACACCTTTCTTTAAATGACATATTTGGATTATTATAATGTTGATTAAATAATTCTATAACATCTTCCACCACTTCCCGCCTCTGTTCCACCGTTATCCCATTATCAGGGAGCAGGTCAGATGGGATTTCGTACCAGTGTGCCCAATATGTACCATCTATATTGTGATTTCTATTACCAGAATAGGTATCAGTAATAAAACCACACTCTTTATCCGAACCATTAGTCGTAACAATATACACTCTCCCATCAACTCTGTCTTTCTGTTCCACTTCCTTGCCCAAACTTGCGTAAGTTGGGTACTTCAATTTTAATTCTGCTGCTGTCATAATTTGATTAAATAATAATCTTATCCATAAATTCCCCAAAATCCTCGGTAACTGCTTTACCCGTAGTATATCGGTTTTCAAATTGGTTCAAAAAGCTAATGAAGTCATCGGTTGGAGTAGCTTGCATCAAACTTATAAACCGCATTAATTTAGTATTTTGGTCAAGGAATTCATCCCATAATTCTTGATTCATGCCCTGTTCCAATCGGTTATAAATTAGCTTGCAATTCATTTCAATTCGATCAATCCAATCCTGAATATCACTATCCATTTTCGGGCGTTCCGATTTCGGGAAGCACTGAAACGTGGCGTGAATTAGTTGGATATTTTGGAGTAAAATTGGGAAGAGTGGGTTCATGATTTCTCAACCGCTAACCCTTTCGGGATTAAATTGAATAAATCAATATGGTTTTGGAAGCAGGTTTGAGCCAGTCCAAAACTGATTGAATCAATACCGGTTTGACCATTCGCATAATCGCATAAATCTCTCGACTTAAAAACGCCCAATTCCAACTTCTTCATCTCGGGCGAATTTATACTCGTAAATTTTGAGAGTGGGGTGAGGATGGGTTTGACATTTTTAAAATCTTTTTCGAGTAATGCGTTGCCCCATCCAAAATTAATAGCAATTAATTCGGTATCAATTGAAATTAATTTCTCGGGAATGTCATTATCGTATCTGAATTTCAACCCATACGGCAAGTAACCGGCAAGGTTGGATAAGAATATTACTAATGTGCTCATATCAACTCCTCCCAAACAAGCCCGAATAAGGCTGTTAAAACGAATGTGCCATTGAACCCTGACAAGTATGCCACTTGTTCGAATGAATCAATCCTGAACCGCCCTGATGCGATTTGGATAGGGAATTTAAAGTTCTGTGTGATTATCATCTTACAACTTGTTTGAATGAGTGAAAAACATTAAATCTGTCCATAAATGGGTGTATGCTAAATTCCCTGTTACCAACAAATCTTCATGCATCGTAATAGAATGTATTATTGTGGAATGATTTCTGTTCATTACCAATCCGATTCGTGTAACAGACATTTTTTTTTGCTGATATAAATATACGGTAATACATCTACGAACATCCATTAAATCTGTCTTCTTATTCTTACCAAGAATATCTTTAATCGTGTAACCTTGAGCCTCAATCCACATGGTATATGGGTTCAAATCGAATGAGCCTCGGTAATTAGATATTTCGTGCCCATCAAGTAACTTTGTAATAACCTTATCAAATTTATCTTCGCCAAATTTGGCTCGGAGTAGGGTTAATTTTTGTTCAATTTCCATCATCTTCAACATCTTGGTAAAAGTGGTCTTGGGCGGGGAGTTGGATGTATTTTGAATCTAATAACATTCGGTATAAATTATGCCAATACATAACTCCTTCTTTTGAATTCGACCATGAAAAACCATTGAAAATTGCAATATAAATACACGAAACTTCCTCGGTAATATTCTCAAATTTCCAATCCCAATTCTCCTTAGCCTGTGTCCGATACGGCTCAGGTAACTGGTCATAGAATTGGAAGTAAAGTTGTTGTAGTTCTGATTTGTTCATGATTGCAAACACGCTTTTAAAATGAATCCAATTATTACAATTGCTATACAAACCGCCACCACCCTATCGGTGTAATGCGGTTGTTCCGGGTTCGGGGTGGAGGTCATAACTCGTTAATTAATTTTTGTAATCTCAATTTAATTTTATACTGAACGTATTTAATCTGCCACATCCTATCTCTTCTGTTCTCACGTGTCCAAAATTCTATCATCAAATCCGCATCACCAATCAATTCAAGGCACTTATGGCATTTTTCGTATTTGGACATTTCCGACCAAAGTTTTTTGGGTTTGGATTCAATTTCCATCGTCTTCGGATTTAAGTTGCTCCAATTCTTTTTTAAGCGATTTCCGAAGGATGCTATCTGCCAATCCTTGAATGGATACTTTGTCGTTTTTGCGATATTTCAAGGCTCTGAGCGCCCGATGAATATCGTTTTCTATTCTTATGTGGTTTGACATAGTTTATGGAAATTTTCTACCATTAAAATTTGTTCACAAGTGTACAAGTTCACACATTACCACGCAAGAATTATTTTTTAACTGGTTGGGAATGAGGGGAATAAATTTTGAAATAATACCTCTTAAACTCATCCGAATTAATCTTATCCATTCCACCCATGCCATAACCATATTCACAAACAGCATATTTCCAAGCAATTTCGGGAGTAACATTGCCTAACCTGTTACACCAATTATCATAATTCCGATGTAGTAATATTGCCACCATCCGAAGATTATCACACGGAACAAATCGGTTGAATTGTGGGAGGCTTGCGCCCGTTCCTTCGAGGATTTGACCGTAACCGTAAGCAGAACTATTAATATTCTTAGCCTTATGATTCCACCCCGATTCCAATTGAATTAATCTGAAATATAACCGTACCGGAACTTCACATATTTCGGCACATTCAAAAGCCGTTTCGAGGTGAACAGGTGATACGTGTGGTAGCCATAGATTTGATTCAATATAAGCCTGTTGGTGAACCGATAATGTACGGGGTAAAGTAGTTCGCCATGTCCTGTCTGTATTGGCTGTAATGAGCCAAAATAGGGCGAAGATGGGTAATGTGAGGTAGATTAGGTTTTTCATTTCTGTTTTAATTCAATTCATTCATTCCAACCCCGAAGGGTAACATTCTAACTGACCGTTGCCTCATTTCACTGGCGTGGTCTTTTCTTTATTCCCAATGCTCTTTAACCGAATCCGATTCAATCAAATCCTCCTCGCACAATTCGCAATTACCCCGGTCGCTCAATTCCTCCACTTCCCTTCTGCAACTATCGCAGATTAGAACGTGGTCTTCTTCGGTGCATCCCAAGTCGCATTCGATTTCAAATTGTTCGCAGATTCGGCATTTGGTGCTCATAAAATTTTTGCTACGTAAAAATAAAATTTATCTGTACTTGTCCAGTTACCTTCGCAACTTGCAGGAGTCAAGCCCAGTGTTAGCAAGGTGCAGAACGCAGGTAAATTGCTACGTTCCGCCCCTACAATTACCACCACCTTGCACAATTTCCCATCAAGCATAATCTCCTCTCCATCCTTCAATCGGAATGGGTGCGCAAAGGATACGAATTGCTTTGCATCGGTTTTGGTTGTGAGCGAAATCATTGCTTAAAACGGTAGGTCGTTATCTGGCTCTGCAGGAACGCTCATCTGTTGAGCAGGTTGCGCAGGTTGCGAACCTGTTCCGAGTCGGGAGATTTTCCATGCTGACAAGCAATTAAATGTAACCGTCTTACCTGTTTTATTCTCCCAATCACGCCCTTTAAAATCGAAATCAACCTCTACACTATCACCCACATTCACCGTATCCAATAAGGGCACATTCTTATCTCCATTGCACTCCATTAGCGCAAGTTCGGGATATTGATTTTGCGGATTAATTTCGAGCGAAAATGTCCGCTTCTTAAATTGTTTTTCACCGACCAATTCAAGGTCGTCAATTCTTTTAATGATTCCTGATACTTTCATAATTGTTTTTTTTAAAAAATTACTTGTTGATAATACTTTTCAATTTTTGCCCAAAATGCAACCACTTCATTCATGGTATTCTCCAAAACGAAATCCTCCCTTTTTACCCTAATAGAATGAAATGGCTTCGGGGTGAATCGTGGGTCAAAGCTAACAAAATCGAGCCATTCCTGTTTTTCATTCACAAGGAAATACTGCTCGACTTGCCTCATGTGCTTGGCCGGAATTATATTCATCCGAATATACTGGACATGATTCTTTGTGTCGGGGCATTTTATTTCGCACCCACCAGTACGGTCAGGTGTCAATCGGTCGGGGGACATTCCTAACCAATCGAATATTGAATGAGTACAGAATCCGACACGTTCCGCAACACATCCTGTGCGCATCTCCCACTCCTTAGCCGCATCGTCCTCGTGTTCTGTACCCCACTGCATAGCCTCGGACACGTACCCATCTTCTGACACTTCCATTAGCACACGTTCGGCTATGATTTCATCGACTAAAGACAAATTATCTTTTTTAAATATGTCCGCAACCCTGCTCGAAGTGATGCGGTTTAATCGCAATTCGTGCCATTCGTATGTGCCTTGCTCAACTGCCCACTCTCTCATGCTAATTGTGTTTTAAGTTCGTCCTTTAATCTAATTACATCAGGATGTGCCTGCTCGTCTTTGCTTAGACCCTTCCAAATCACTCCCAATTCGGCAATATCCTGCGCACCATTCATTTTGATTAACGCATCGGTAATATCTATTGACTTCGGGGCAGATACGGTTGTCTTGATGCGCAATGCATCGACATAATCCCCGAAAGCCTTGACCTTCTTCACCTCTATTGTACATTTTTGATTTGCCCATTTCTCGATAAAATTGGATTTTGCCAATTTCGCCAAGACCTTGCAATTCGTCTTGTTCAGAATCATTGGTTTGATTCCTAACTCTACCCAGCTTGCTACGATGCAGTCCGATTCGCTCCCATCAGTACCTTTGACCTTTTCCTGCTTAACTGTGGCTACGGTCAGCGTTACTTCTTTTGATTCCGAATCGTTCAGCATCAGGTCGTGGCTACCGAGATAATTCGGATTGCCTAATTTTTTCCAATGTGTGAGTTGCTCAGACATTTTTTCCCCTATTTTGAAGCGGCTTAAGTAACATTTCGGATTCGCCACTTATTGCAATCAACTTCTCAACGGCTTGGATTGCCCCGATAATATTAGCAACGCCTACATTCATATCGGTCTGAAGTTGCGCTATTTTGTCAAATTCTTTACGAGCATCTTCAGGCAATAAGTGCGGATACTTGACCTTATTCGTGTCCAAAATGTTGTCCAATTGTCGGGCAATGTTGCCCAAAGCACGATTAATGTTGGTTGTGTTCATGTTTAATAATTTAATTTTATTAAGTTCCGGACGGTGGAATCGAACCACCATAAAAACCATTTCCGGAAACCATCCAGCCGAAAAAACGACTAAACGGTGGATGCTGTTAGCACACAAAATGATTCGTTCTGCCTGTGTTGCCAACTTCGTCAGAATAACGTGCATTGTGCCATTGATTGGCTTCATTTTTAAATTCTGCAATGCGTTCAGCACTTGGTGTCGATACTGATATGCTGAGCGAATTACAGAACAATGAAGAATGGTACAACTCTATTATTTCACCGTTTGATTTTTTAGCAAAAACGTAAGTTTTGCCCTTAGAATTCAATAGATTAGCATCTTCAACACTTATATCGAGAGTTTTCGCAAGTCTTCCAACATCGAAAAATCTCCCTTGTGATTCTTCATTGCTCAGCTCAACGAATGTGCCGTAATCGAATGTGATTAGTGAATACACGCCATTCTTCTTAGCCTCCAAGATTCTTTTTGCTACTATTTTTTGTGCTAAAATACGTGCTTTCAATTCTTTTTTTCTATCGGCAATCATTTTTTTGTAGGTTGCAACTTGTTTTTTTGTGATTTTTACAATCCCTACAATTTCGTGGCGAATCGATGAATTCCATTTTTTCCCACGTCCTGAGTACCATTCACGGTCATCGAATTTGAATTCTTCCCCATCCGGCATTACCACCGTCTGTGTTCCGCCCATCTTGTAGCTGTAGCCTGACTTATAGTAGGTTGCAATCTCTAAATTTGTGATTTGATTTGTTTTTGTCGTTTTCATTTTGTCGTTTTTAAAATTGTTGAAACAAAGTAACAACGTTTTATTTTATCGTGCAAGAATTATTTTTTATTATTTCGTAACTTGCTGAGAATCAAAGAGAATAATTTTATTCCGTATATATACCATATATATGCCATATATATTCCCTATATTTGCACCCATGAAAAATAAGCCCAAAATTATCAACCCATCCAAAATGTGCCTTAAGTGGTATAAGGCTCAGGCAATTATAGCCGAATCGAACGCTAAAAACTTGATGGAAAAGCATCTTGAGCAACTCGCCACAGGTACTCATAAACTGGTCAAAGTACGTACTAAGAAGGTTAAAACGGACTAATATTGTCTTGGTCAAAGTCGTATCCATCGAATTTTGTTGATGGGCTATAACTCTCCTTAACTGATTGGCTCTCAACAAATTTGACATACTCAGGAATCCAATTTAATTTAATTGTCGCAAGACCACCATTGCGATGTTTAGCGACAATTATTTGACCAATTCCTTTGAGGCTATTGCCGTCTTCGTCTATCTCAACGCCATAATACTCAGGGCGGTGAACGAACATAACAATATCCGCATCCTGCTCAATTGAACCTGATTCACGCAGGTCGGAAAGTTTTGGTACTTTATCCTTACTTGCCTCAACGCCACGCCCAAGTTGAGCAAGTGCAATGATGGGTATATTCAACTCTTTGGCAAGTGCCTTTAAGCCGGCACTGATAGCACTAACCTCCTGCTCACGTACAATCTTATTCGCTCCCGACCGCATTAATTGTAGATAATCTATTATTATTAATTCAATATTGGATTCAGATTTCAACTTCCTGCATTTAGAGCGCAACTCAGGCAATGTAATTGAGGGAGTGTCATCAAAAAACATCTTAGAATTACGAATAGAATTTAACCCTGAATTAATCGCATCCCATTGATGCCGTGCTAACTTACCCGTCCGCATCAGGTCAGAATTAATTGCCAATTCACTACTTATTAACCTGTTCACAAGTTGCTCATTACTCATTTCGAGGGAAAATACTGCTATGGCTCTATTGAATCTTATTGCAATATTCCGAGCAATATTCAACATCAATGCAGATTTACCCATCGCAGGACGGGCAGCGATAATAATTAAGTCGGGCGATTGGAATCCACCTGTCAATTGGTCAAGTTGATAAAATCCTGAAGGCACTCCATAAATTGTACCTTCATGGGTACTAAGTACTTTAAGCTTTTCGATATTTTTCTGCAAAATATCGAGCACAGGCATTACCTCATTTCGCACCGTGAATTTCCCAAGTTTAAAAATGGCAAGTTCCGCATCATTCAGCAACTCGAATGCATCCTTTGTATCATCGTATCCATCCCGTAATAATGCGCTCGATATTCTAATTACCTCCCTACTCAGATACCTTTCGACAATAATCCGAGCATGAAACGAGGCGTGAGCACCTGATGCAACCGTACCGGTCATTTCTACGAGGTATGTTACACCTCCCGCATTATCAAGTTGTCCTGTTGTAAGTAATTCATCTTTGACAGTGAGTAGGTCGATAGGCTTATTATTCACATACAGCGATTTTATCGCCTTGAAAATTACTCGATGCTCATCCTCATAAAATGCATCATCGGACTGGATTATATCCATTACGGGAAGAATAGCATCCTTCTCAAGTAACATCGCCCCTATTACGGCACGTTCCGCATCGCCCGAATGAGGGGGCAATTTACCGAGGTTTACTAAATTCATGTTAGTTTTTAAGTTCATTTTTGTGGTGGTATATATTTTTGATTTTTAATATCTAAACCTGTGAAACTGAGCCAAATCGAATATAATTCATCGGGCAAGTTAAGGGCATAATCGAATTCGAGAGGTCTTGGGAATCTATACCCCTTCAGGTCAGAATTAGCCAAAAACGAAGGTGAATGCAGTGGTTCTGACCATTTTAACTTCAAAATATTCACACCGTCCGTTATTACAGACGGTCGAGGTTGAGAACTACTTGGGTTATATTTCTCAATTTCGCAATTTAAAGCCTGTAGTTGAATTATTTTTCCGTCTTTGGTATCTTTCCTCGACCAAGACAATACAGTGTGATAGTGGCTCGCATATTTGGCATTACGTGAAAGTATGTAGTCATTTAGGTTCTGAATTTTCAGTTCCGTGCCGATTTTGCCAAATTGAGAAAGTAATTTTGAATATTCTTCCGAGGTAAGATAAACAGCCTCAGAAAAAAGCAATTTTTCGGGATTTTTTTCTTTAATTTTTTTTTGCGACACCTTTTTTGTTCCAGTATTACTTGTACCTTGTATTTCTATACTAATTATATCTTTATTTATATTTTCCATATGCATAGGCATATGTTTTGCATATGCTGAGCATATGCTTTCCTCTTTTTTTGCATTATTTCTTCTTGATTCGACATAGGAATTTCTCTTATTAGCCTCAATTTCAAGGCGTTTATTAAAAAACAAGCCAGTTTCATCCTGCTCAAATTTTTCTAAAACATACTTTGACAGGTCACGAACTGACCTATTTATGGTATCTAATGATAAACGACCTTTTTGATGGTGCAAACAAAGCAAGGTGATATACTGACCTCGTTCCTCCATTGTCAAATCCGCAACGCCGGAAATGAAATCATTCGAGTAAAATAAAAAAGCAGGCGATTTCATTTTTGAA